TATGCCTTATATGGCCTTCCGGCGTAGTAGAGATACCTTCCACCAGGCAAGAATCGCATGTTCTTGATATGCTCAGCAAGGTCCTTGCGATCTGAATCCGACATAAGAATTGGGAGAGTACCCCACCTACTACCACATACATCTTCGACGACACGATCAGCAAGCGCGTCCCAGGTGTCATTAGGTCCTTGAGCATACTTTGCTTTGAAGATGTTTCTAGCAAATTCTGTTTTGAATCGTTCAATTTGCATCCTTATCCTTTTCTAGTGCTTTCTGTAGTCGTTCTAAATCTCGAATGTAATCCATAGAGGATGCCGTCAAATGAGCTAAAGCCCAGGCAACCTTGTCATACCCCTTGTTACCTTGTAACTCATGCCGGATAGTAGCTAAATCAGTCTCAGCATTACTATGGATACGGGCACATAAATTAGCCAGTTCGATTGTCGTCATGTTTAAATTCCTTGATTAGTTCCTTAGCTTCTTTATCCTGCTGCACTCGTAGCCGAAATCTAACACTCTTGCTGTTATTTTTTGACAGACCAGAATCGTCAGTCTTCGATTTGGTTTCGGATGAATTGTTCTTTTTCATAAATGATATCTAGAAAAGCATCCACCAAGTCATCCGAAGTAACCTCAAGGAGTTCACACAAGGTTACTTCATCTAGTTTACGGAGGTAGTCCAATAGTTCAATCTTGTCCATTAACTTTTGGTGTCACAATTAGTTTGATGTCATAATTAGATACAACATCGTCTTCCGTATAGATATCAATAACATGATCTTTTCCTACACCAACAGTTGCAACTTTCATGCATGATCCCCAGTAGGTAGTGCTGGGAGTTCCAGACCATTCCTTATCTGTTAATTTTGTTTTTTGTTTTTTATCAAGGGTTGGTTTATACATTATGTTCTTTCAGAATATTTCCCTACGTGAGTGGATGGGGTGTAATCCAGATACACAACCGGGATTCCAATGTCTGTAGCAAATTCAATTTCCTTTGCTACACCATAAGATTGCTCCCAGCCGTCCATCTTATACACCCACAACTCATCGCAATACTCAAGGAATGGGAAATCCCGTTGCAGCCACCAATCCCCCTCTTGTGGAGGAAGGTCCGATTCCGTTTCAATTGCATGGCTGTGGGCGATAGGGCAGAACACAGATACTTCAGGATTATCCATCATCACCTCAGCCGCCTTCTGATAAACCCGTTGGAATGCCTCTCCACGACTCCCGTTGTACCCAGTGTAAGGACTAGCAAGGTAAACTCGCTTCATTGGTCTCATGTTTTACTCCAGCTTTCAGGAGAAGCTTGCTTGGACTTCTCTACTTCAACACACTTTTGTAGGAAGTGAATAGCTTTCTCTAAGTCTTCAATCCCATTCTTGTGTTTCCACCTAGCAACATACTTCAAGGCAGTACCATCAAGGTATCCTAGGCCCCAGGCAGTAATCACATCCCAGGGTTCAAATCCTTTAAACTGCTTGTAGTGATTTCCCGATACTTGATAATCATTCGCGGATTTCATTAAGCCTCGCAAAATTGCCAAGAAGTTTAACAACACAATCATTGTATGCCTGAGCCGCTTCGTTTTCTGTACGAAAAGCTCCTAGATAGATTTTGGTTCCTTCCACTGTAACCTCCGCATTCCATTTCTTTTTTCGATCCCCCCGAAACCACACTCCTTTATATTTACTAATACCTTTTGGTTTATAGGAATTAAATGCATTCTGAGATCGGTTTACAAATCTTAGATTTGCCTTTAAATTATTTAATCCGTTACCATCTATATGATCTACAATTGTAGCTGGAGTTGCTTGCATAATAACTCTATGTATATAAACAAAAGTGCCACTATCATCTTCACGGACGGCATATACATTATGCCCGGTTTCTAACGCACTCCATTTGTATTTGTCTAGGTCAAGTGCTTCATATGTGTCAACTAAAGCGGAATAACCTTTTGATAACTCAATATAGGTACCACCGATCTGAACTTGGTTGGCATTCATATTTGATCCATAAAAATAAGGGTTGATTTTATCTCCATAAACTTCTTTACGAAGCTTTTCATACTCATAATCATATAGATCACATGGTGGGATATCAGAGCCAGATGGTTCTTTAGTTGAGAATTTTGTATCATAAGAATTTTCATATTCTCGCTCTATAGTTTCTTTATACACATCTGAAAAGTTAACCATGCTTTTCTCCATAAACATTGTCAGCATTTACTGTTAAAGGTGGGTACTTTTTATGTCTAAAGAAGTACATAATCCGAATGCCTAAATCCAAAGCGTGCATTAATTCAATATCAACATCCCCTTGCTCCATTAGATGTTGCAGATGCCTATATTGACTATTAGCTACTTTTAATGGTCTCCCTAATTCTCTCTTACCCTTAATAGTAACTTCTTCCCTATTATTATTCCAGATGACTGTGTGACCATCAGTATTAAACCCAGAAGAAAGAATAACGTCAGTTTCCATACTTCTTCTCCAAATAATCAAGACTAACAGGCATGGCATCAAAGGCTCCATCTTGGACATCATGCAGAACTATAATACCTCTCCAATAATTATTTGTCTGCTGATTCATATAAGATTCATCGTGCTCGTAACAAGAACCTGCAATAATAGATGTTAATCGCTTTCCGTCCGCTCTCGGCTCTGTATGAATTTGATATCCTTGCTGGTGTCCTGCGACACAGGATTGGTGCTTCTTACGTAGCTGCTGAGCTGCTGTAATGCATGGCCTACCCATCGGACCGGAGCAGAAATAATGAGAATAGGCAATACCATCAATGACCACAACATCAAGGAAATCATGTACCTCCCAACCAAAGTCAGCATACTTTAGGTCAGAGATTCCAAGTGTTCCGTCGAGCTTGGGGTCTGAGTTAACGGCTTTGTTGATTCGGTTTTCATGATTGCCGAGGGTGAGCACCATTCTTGGCTTGTAACGCTCTCTATGTCCTCGTGCAGCTTTTGCATTGTATTGGTTGAGTGGTCCAAGCAATGCTGCCATAGCAGCATGACTTGATTCAATGTCGGCGCGATACCGGCGGCCCTCAAATGACTTAGTACCAACGTCATAAGATGATAGGGAAGGCATGTCTGCAAAGTCTCCAATGCAGACAATGACGTCCGGTTGCTTTTCCACAATGTAACTACCAATTCGTTCAAGAAATCGGGTTTCATGTCCGGGTTTTGCTTGTACGTCGGGTATGATAAGATGTTTGGTCATTAGTCATTAAACGTTTTAGGTGTATTCTCTTCTTCGTTAGTGGCTACTGAAATCATAGTGTTACGTCCAACACTAGCCATGAAGTTAATGGCGAACTGTAGGAGCATTTGTGCCTCTTCCGGAGGAACAGATACAAGAGCCTCTACTGACCCATCATCGTTATACTTTGGTACCTCAATGAATTTCACTTATTTTGTTTTGCTTTCTTTTCTAAGGCCGTCTTTTTCAGATGGCATTTTTTACAGATTAATTGATAATTCTCTTTAGGGCTGAACAACCTACCTATGTAGGTGTCCCAGTCGATAAAGCCAACTTTCGGGTCCACAACTGGATCAATGTGATCAACTTCAACCTCTTTGTTAGTGAACTCTCCATTACATTCAGCACACTGGTAGAACTGAGCAACTCGTCCGGACGCGGGGTTTACTTTCTTCTCAGTCTTGGCTTCGTTCTTTACTTCGTACTTGAAGGGCCATCGTTTATGCCCAGCCCTTAGCACCCCAATGATGAACCCTTGTAGGCGTCCGTCTGTCCAACTACTAGGTTTTCCTGTCAATCAAAGACCTCCAACTATCATTAGGTTTCCGCCAAATCCATAAGCACTGGGCATTCATATCTAGTTCTTCTTCACACGAGTAGAGTTCAGATATAGCTTCAAAACACTCTTGGTTTGACTTAGCTCCGTTAAGAATTCCATCCGCTTTGACCGGACCAATTCCCGGTACTCCCTTGATATTGTCGGTCGTATCCCCAGTAAGAAGTTGTTTCCAAAAGAAACGATTAGCTTCTTCAAGTGTGACATAATAAGTTTTAGCTTCACGTATCACCTTTCCTAATCGACTAATAGCCCAGTTGTAATGATTTCCTGGAAGCATGTTTAGGTCTTTATCAAGGTGAGCTATAATGTGTTCTTGCATCACCTGACCCGATCTAATTCCACACATATCATCCGCTTCACACCCTTCTGACCAGTTAGCATTCCACTTCCTAGTGAGGTGCTCTTTAACAGCTTTTTCCCACTTAGGGCGGTAAGCTCCAATACGATTGGCTTTATACTCCGGATATACTTTATACCTAAAGTTATTATCCCCGGTCAACCATAACTCGTAGGATGATGCTCCAGTGTCTTGCAAGATGGTATCTAACATGGCATCTGCACGACTGCAAGCAATCCAAGGCTCTACGGTATCTTCTGCACTAGCTGCTGTGGCAAAGGCAATAGTATCCGAATCGATTATAGCTCGCATTTAAGTATTTGTTTACACATTGTTAACACATCTCTATCTGTCCAAGGACCTTTACAAGAGTTATACATATAAGTAACAAGTCTCACATTTGTTTTTACATATCCTAGAGATGGATCAATCCTATCAATAGAAACTGTATTTGGATTACTTACACCATTATTGGTTTTACTACTACTCAATGGTATTTTTGTAACTGCACATAAACCATTCTGTTGTTTTAGTAAATCGTATATAAAAGTTGTGTCAATATCACAAGGAATTCCTTTACGTTTTGCTCTGGCTCTACAACCAGCAGTTACAGTTTCTAAGGTTCCCCTTACTGAAGACTGCCTACGTGTTGTCAAATAGTTTTGTAAGTAATTTTTACGGCAAATAGGTGAGCAGAATTTAGAATCTTTTTTCTTTGCCATAAAAGAAATTTTACAAACAAAACAACAAGCCTGTTTGTTTATAGGAAACTTGGTGTCTACAATAACTTTCATAGCTCTGGTAATACCCTCTTCCGATGTTTAGCAATCAATGTGACCCTTACCACATGTTTATCAGGCTTAACTCTAATAGCTTTGATACGAATACGTTTCTTATGAAAGTAAGCCCAGAATTTAGCAGCATCTTTGAATCGGATATAGTCGGCATGGGATATTTCTTCCGTCTCGACATAATCTCCAACCCGAGTGAGATACTGCGTAAACTGATACTTAGGCTTCGGGAATTCCTTCGTTGTCTCGGTCCATCGCTTCCAGGTAGTCGTTGAGATTACTCAACTCCTGGAGCTTCCTCAAGAAGCGACTCTGAGGTTCCGTAGACAAAATCGACAAACTCCTGTGCTGTAGCTAAAATCTCTTCTACGGTGTAATCATAGTCGGGATTATTAATAGACTTAATCTTAGACCAATACTCTATAGCATTACTAATACTAGACTGACGGATAATGTACAACTGCTTAATCTTGCGTTCTTCAGCAGTCTCGTATGTGCTACCAGTAACCCGTCCGCTGGTAACAGGCTTGACTCCTGGAGCAGTTTGCTGTGACTCTTCGGCAAGAGGCTCAAGCTTAGTCCAGTTGTAGTATGGTGCTCCATCATTCGTTGCTTCAAACGAAGTTGGATGTGTCACCTTGGACACAATAGCAAACACTTCAGGATTACTAAAGGACATGACCTTCTTGGTCTTATTCTCACCACGGTCAGTGGTGTAAGTAACTTCGGCTGCAAACCAAGGCTTATTCTTACCTTTAACCGGCCCTTGGGTGACGGCAACTTCTTGAATCGTAATACGTGACAATCAATTCTCCTTAATGAACACGTTCAACATCTGCACTATTCTTCCCTACGTACACTTTACAGCGCATCGGTAGAGAGAATTTATAAGACCATCTATTATAGCACATTTCAGGGATCTTTTCAATACTATCCACTAAAATCTTTACAGTAGCGTCTACATTCTTCTCTGGTACGTCATACTTCAGGCTATCGTGAATAGTCCCAATGAAGTGTCCTTCCATACCAGACTCTCTAAATTGACGGAAGGCTTCAATACGGGCTAACTTAACTAGATCAGCCCCACCTCCCTGGATAGGGTAGTTCTTTATCCTGGACTCAGGCCACTTTGTTTCTCCGTGTTTCTTAACGGGAGCAAAGTCAAAGTAACGACCAGAAGGTATCTCCAGGAATCCATTCTCTTTAACAAACTTAATGTCTCGGTCTTGCCCTTTCCGGATATCAGGATACTTGTGGTAGAACTGCTCAATGACTGTACGCCATTGTTTAGCAGAGAAACCAACAGAGAGGAAATCTGAGTCTTGCGCAAACCCAAACTCAGTGCCACCAAACAACAACCGGAACACGAAGATTTTAGCAATAACTAGTTCAGGTAACTTAAACCTAGCTTGGTTATCCTCGTGGATATTCTTGTTGTTAAGTAACTCGTCCTTCAGTACAGGGTCATTATACCAATCTGCTGCTACATATAACTCTAGTCCGGATACGTCAGCATTAACTATCATTTGCAGTTATGTAAAATAAATCCATTTTGAGAATATCCAGTACCTGAAGAAGCGGTATATAAGTCTGGTGTTAAAAAAGGGGAAACTTACACCCGTAACAGGTGGATGGCTGGGGAAGTATCATTCCCACAGCGGTTTACACCACTTGAGGATACACTTGTTACTAAATCTAAAAACATGCTCGAATATCAGAAAGTTGGTATGCAAGTAAGACCAACAACCCTATTCTATCGGACGGATCAGCCGACCCTCAGTCAACTTAAAGCAAAAACAAGTGAAGCCAAACATATCTTGGCTCTTCTCCATGAATTGGCAGCGGTATCTAAGGTGGGGGAAATGGCTGAGTCAATTATGAAGAAGATTGACACTATGCACTGGGCTGATAACTTTATTCATGGGCAGTTTAACCAGAATGTAGTTGTTACAGGACGCCTTAGTAGTTCTGGTCCCAATCTACAAAACACACCCCCGGAAATCGACAAACTTCTTATTAGCAGGTATTAAATGTGGATCTTAACTCGTGAAGAGAATCAGTATGATCAGTATGGTGAGTATTTTGTATTTGCATGGAATCACTACCC